ATGCGCACCCTGTTGTTTCTGATGCTTGGCAGCGTGTCTGCGATTGCCAACGCTGCGTCACCTGCACCCGCATCCGCATCCGCTGCCAGCGCGACGGCCACCGCCACGCCTGAGCAGATCAAGCTGCAGCTGCGCGAGTATTTCTTCGACGCCGCGCGTGAGGGCCGCCAGGACATGCTGGCCGAGTTCATTCGCTCGCATTACGACCTCAATACCCGCGACGAGAAGGGCTATACCGCCTTGATCCTGGCCGCGTACCACGGCCAGCGGCCAGCGGTGGAGCAGTTGCTGAGCGCCGGCGCCGACCCCTGCGCGCAGGACAAGCGCGGCAACACCGCACTGATGGGCGCCATCTTCAAGGGCGAGCTGGGGATCGCCAAGCGCTTGATGCAGGCCGATTGCGCGCCGGACCAGCGCAACAACGCCGGCCAGACCGCTGCGATGTATGCGGCATTGTTCCAACGCACCGACGTGCTCAAGGACCTCGCCGCCAAGGGAGCGGACCTCAGCCTCAAGGACGGGCAGGGCAACGATGTGACCAAGCTGCAGCGCGGCGAATTCGCCACCACGCCGGCGCGCTGAGCGCGCCAGTCTTGCCTGCCAGGCCTGCTGCCCACAGCGTGTCGTATCGGCCGCGATGCGCCTATGTGGTTGCGCTTTACCTGCTAGAAGCAGCGGGCGGCTGCTCGTAGCCAACGGCTGCTGTGCGGCAGGCAGGTAGGTAGGCACGCGCGCGCGCGCTCGTCGCAACGCGTCTCGGCTCTGGCGAAGCACGCCACGGCTGGGGGTGCATGACGCGCCGCCTATCTGGTCGCTGCGCATCCTCCAGCTCTTGCTGCACCTGCCACGTCGACGCCGTCGAGGGGCATCGCCGCATCCATCGCAGCACTCCGAGCCACTGTCTGGTAGCGCCAAACCGCTCCTGGCAGCGCCGTCGGTTTTCCGCCACGGCCGCGCTGGATCTCTGACAGCGGTGGTGATTTTTTCGCCATTGCGTCAGGATTTTTCTGACGCGCAAACCCTTGTGCGCCAAGGCTTTGACAGAAAACTGAGTGCTTGCTGACTTGCTTTGAATCGCCTGGGAAAAACCGCAGAAAACAGTTCAAGAAAGCGCCGGGAACGCCGATGCTGCAGCTATCGCATCGCACCTTGGAACCCCCGGACCATGAAGCTCGATCCCTCCATCCCTTTCCTGATGTCGCTGCTGGCCATGGTGCTGTGCACTGCCACCGCCGTCGTTGCGCTGGTGTTCGGCCAGGTGCACGTGCTGGCCAAGTCGTGGAGCTTCTACACGGTCATGGGCACGGCCCTGATCACGCTGATTGCCTCCTACCATGCGCTGGGCAAGCCGCTGAGCGCCGAAGAGCGTGTCGGTGTCCGTAACCCGTAAGTTTCGCTTCCGTCCGGACGCAGCAGTGACGGCGGCACTGGACCGAGAAAGCTCCGCTCGTCACTGACGATGCAACGCGTTCGCTCCGCAGAGCGAACGCATACAGGCACCGCGTATCCTGCGGCGATGCCTCCGCTCCCGCCGGTCCTCGGCGAGCGAGGGAAAACCACAACAGTGCCAATGTCGGTGTTCATCGCTTCCGACGGTCGAACGTAGCCGTGATGCTGGCCGCCCATGCAGCACCAGCGGCATTTGCATTTGCGTCTAACAGTCGGGTTCGACCAACCGGTCCTCCTAGATCATCCGGCACGCGAACAAGCGACCTTGCAGCCAGGCTGAAGCGCAGGCGTTCCCGCATCCCATGCCGCACTGCCGCAGATTCATCGGGGCCCGTGTAAGCTGTTGATCCTGCTTCGCATTCCCATGGCCGCTTGCTGCGGCTACCTCGTCGATGACCGCTTCCACCGATCGTTACGCCGCCTCCCTGCGCCTGTCCGTTGCCCCGATGATGGATTGGGCAGATTTCATTTTATATCAATAGCTTATGTGGATCGTGGTGCAAATATGGTGCATTAAGTGCGTAGTGCTTAGCGCGCCGCCAGGTACACGCCTGCAATAGCTGAGTGATTGGCTTTGCTGAATACGGCCGCGGATGCAGTCAAATCTTCAAATAATTTCAATGGGTTACGCGCTTTAGCTCGACTTGAAATGGCACTTCCCATTACTCATATAGTCGTTATAATCCTCCGTCTAGGAGAGTGGACATGAACGCTGAACGCGCCAAAGTCAATGAGCTCCTTTCGCGGTACTGGGTAGGCCGTACGCTACCGATTGACCCCTTCGAGATTGCGCAGAGGGAGGGGCTGGGCTTCGCCCCGATCTTCGAGGCGAGCGGCTGGTACAAGCCGCGAGAGGGAAAAATTTACTACAACCCGAATGAGCCCCTGGTGCGGCAGCGATTCACGGTTGCCCATGAGCTTGCTCACCATCTTTTCCAGCATGGTGAGCGGCCACGCGATGCTGCTCCTCAGTTCAGCGCAGCTACTGATCCAGTTGAGGCGCAAGCCAACCGCTTCGCTGCGGAGCTTCTGATGCCTGTTGGATCTGTGAAGCTACTGGTGGTTGACCAAGGGGTTACAGATATCTCTCTGCTCGCACGCTACTTCAATGTGTCGGAAATAGCGATGAAGTATCGCCTTAAGAACTTGGGCTATCTGAGATGACTGTGGATGGCGAAGGAGCGCCCCCACCTAGCATTACCAGCGATGGGGATGTAGTTATACCGCCCGGAGAACCGGAGCCGCTGGATGATGGCGCTCTCTCTCAGAATGAGCGCGACAAAGTAAACGGCGAGTTGAAGAGCGACCGCGATCGCAGGTACATGCGAGTTGCTGCCTTTGGGTATTTTGGCGTTCTTTCTTTGTTTTTCTTTTGCATGTTGTGGAAAGCATTCTCAATTTTGCTCCAGCCATCGAAAGACATGGCGGCTGTATTAGGGGCTCTGGGCTCGCATTCGTTGGTCTTCGCCTGCCTGGCTCTCGTAGTCCTGACAACGGTTCCTGTGTCACTGGCCTTCGCCTTGATCAAAATTTCATCAGATCAACGCGATGAGCCGCAAGGTAATTCAGACTTTGCGCCACCTCAATTACGCACGATGCGTGAGCTTGTAAACCTAGCGAAATCGCTGAACAAGTAGTGTCGAACTCTGCGTATGTTCATTAGGGAACCTCTGAACAACTCGCGCCGTTGCGAGCGAGTTTGGGATTTCGCTTGATCGCGGCGGTCGGTCGTGCTGTAAATCAATGATTTGCGAGTGACGGAGACTATCCCCAGGTACGGATCGAAAGCTGGCGGAAGAGTTGTTCAGAGAATCCTTGGCTTCAATACTCTATCTGCTCCTCTGCTGATCCCACCAAGTTGCTACATCGCGAACGTCAAGCACGCCATTCACTGGCCGCGGCGCGTCACCGCGCGCGATCCAGTTCTGCAGCGTCTTCATGGTCAGCTTCGGCATGAACTCTGCCCGAAACTGCTCCAAGCTCATTGTCGGGCCGTAGTGGCCATAAAGCAGCCAGAAGGTGGAATGTTCAGCGGCTCCCATTATTGCTGTGCTCCTTTCCGATCGCCGCGAAGTGCTGCGGTAGCTGTTTAAGGTCTTGGCGCTGGTTGCGCCAGGCGGTCTGGGGGTTGCGGCCGAGCTGTTCGATCTCACTGAATTCGGGATACGGGGTATTGCGGCGCAACTTGTGGGTGGGCTCGTAACGTTGCCGGCGCGCGGCGTTGGTGATGTCCGGCGCCATGCCGGTGTGGTCGTGCTGCGCGATGGCGTCGAGGCCGCGGCCGAAGAGGGAGATGGTCATGCGACGTCTTCCAGCGGCAGGCCGTGCTGGTACCCCGTTGATGCGCATGCGGGACTGATCCACAGGCATTCCGTCCGGAGCTTACAGCCACGGCCTGCGCTGATGCGCGCTTGTGTTTCTTCGCGGCGCCAGCCAGCAAGAGCGAAGTCGTATAGGTCAGTGCGGTAGCCCGACACCACAACCATGCCCGAGAGGCTGACGATGCAGTCCAGCAGTTGCTTGTGATCCGCCTCGATCATCTCGTGGCGGTAGTAGCCGGCTTTGCCTGTTTGCATGACGCGCGTGCTATGGACGTACGGCGGATCCACGTAATGAAGCGTCTGCGGCGTATCGTGCTGCTGCATTACATCGATCGCGGATCGGTTTTCGATGAGCACGCCGGCGAAGCGCTCCGCTATTTCGGCCAGGCCAGCGGGGAATCGAGTCCACAGATGCTGCGCAGTGCCGTAGGCACGCTGTGAATCGATCCGGAAGCCGGTTTTGCCCTTGGTGGCACCTGCGGATCCGAACCCCATCTGCGCGCGGATGAGCAGGCGGCGTGCACGCTCGACAGCGTCGTCGGTCGGATGCCAAGCGATGTCGAACTCAGCGCGGGCGTACGGCGTCAGCTGGCACAGTTCGACCAGGCGATCCCGGTCGGCAGGTGACTGCAGCACGCGGAAGAAGTTCACCACGTCACCGTCGAGGTCGTTGTAAACCTCCGCATAGCTGCGTGGCTTAGTCAGCAGCACGCCAGCTGCGCCACCGAAAGGCTCGACATACGTGCGGTGCGGCGGCAGGTGGCGCTGCACCCATGGCGACAGCCTGAACTTTCCTCCGTGGTAGCGGAACGCGGGCGAGGTGATCATGCAGTCACCTTCAGCGGCAGCGGCTTCGTGTCGGGGTTTGCCCGCGCCAGCGCAACCAACGGCGGTGGGCTAACGCTGTTGCCGCACATGCGCACGGCGGCGCTAGTGCTGATCGCCCGGCCGTCTGCGGTGTGCGTGATCCGGTAGCAGCGGGGGAAGCCCTGCGCCCGGAACAGCTCGTGCGGCTTGAGCATGCGCAGGCCGATATCAACGATGACGTAGAGCGTGCCCTGGATTGTTACCGTGACCAGTGCCATGCGATCGCGCGTCGTCGCGGTATCCAGCGGCTCGCGTAGGTCGACGGCGATGCCGCTGCCGTAGTACTTCACCAGGAATGCGGCCACCTGCAGCGCGCCCGCCTGCTGCTTGGCGCTGAGCGTGCACTCGATCATTCCGTGGTGCACGGTGCTCGCGCAGACGGTGCCCAATGGCTCGGCCGCATCCTGTCCGTGTGCGTTCCGCCGCATGGTGATCAGGTGGGCGGTAGTGAGCTGCTGCTGGCTGCCGGTCGCGGTGATGGTGCTCATCGGCTGCCGCGCATCGCGGCCGCCGCCTTCGTAGAAGCCACCGTTCGCCTGCTCCAGGAAGGCGCACGCCACCGCCTGACCGCCGCTGCCGCTCGCAGTGACAGTGCCGACAGGTGTACGGGCATCGTTGCTACCAGCACCCCAGCGCTGCACGCCGCCGGGGCGCCCCTCACCATGGACAGCCTGCACCATGATCGGGGCAACCACCGCATGCTTCACGCCGCCGGCGACAATGGTGCCGAGAGGCTGCTGCAGGTCCAGTGCGCGCGGCGCCTGACCTTCGCGCTCGCCGTAGCCAGTCTGCACTAGCGTCGGCGCAATTAGACCCAGCGCGTGCGCGGCACCTGCGGGACGCTTGGCGCCGCCGCCGGCAGTAATTGTTGGCACCGGCTCCGTGACCGCATGCCCGTCGCTCTCGCCGCGGAACTTCGCCAGGACCGGCGCGACTGCCGAGAAATGCCCGCCCTTAACCCCGGCGCAGATCGTGCGCAGCGGCTCGGCGGCACTCATCGTGCGCTGATTGCTCGCGTTCGAGTGCTCGGTGATGAAAGGCGCCAGCTCAGGCGCAACGAGCATCAGCTCGCCGCGGTTGGCGGCGGTGATCGTCGGCAGTGGCGCCTGCACGTCGTTGACCCGGTCCGAGCCCTGGTGCGTGGCCGGCACGATGAAAGGATCGGCCGACTGCAGCACGTGGCGCATGACACCCTTGGCGATGCGGCGCAGCGTGGTGTCAGCGAGCGGCCGCTTGCGGGTAAAGATCGACGGGCAGGGGATGGAGAAGTCTAGGCAATCGGCGGCGCGCACGCGCGGTTGCTGGCCGGGCGCGGTGCCATGTGTCGGCGCCGGCCATACGATCGGCTCGCCATCGCGCCGCGCCAGCAGGAACAGTCGCTCGCGGCTGGTGCCGGCGCCGTAGTCGCTGGCGGTCAGCTTGCGCCACTCGACGCGGTAGCCCTTCGACTCCAGCGCAGCCACGAACTGCCGCCAGGTGCGGCCGCTGTGGCGCTTGTCCGGCACCAGCTGCTGATTCGCCACCGGCACGCGCTCGCCACGTGCCGCCACCGTGCCGTCCATCTTCAGGACGCGGCCGGTCAACTTGCAGCGCTTGGCCACCAGTGGCCCCCAGGTCAGGATCTGCCATACGTTTTCCAGCGACAGGATGCGCGGCGCGGTGTTCGTGCCGTCGCGCAAGTCAGCGCGTAGCAGCTGGCCGATCCATTTCAGCGCAACCCATGAGAGCGCACGCGTCTTGTGGCTGCGCGGCTGGCCGCCCTTGGCCTGGCTGAAATGCGTGCAGTCCGGGCTGGCATGGAACCAGCCGATCGGCCGGCCGGCGACGTCCTTGCGCGGGTCGGCGTGCCAGATATCTTCGCGGTGGTGGATCGTCAGCGGATGGTTGGCCGCGTGCATGCCGATCGCCCACTCGTCGTGGTTGTATGCCAGGGCAGGGTCGACGCCGAGCGCCTGCTTCAGCGCCTCGCTGGCGCCGCCGCCGCCGCCGGCAAACAGGTCGACCACGATCTCGCCCGGGCGCAGGCACGAGACCTGCGGAGCGGGGAAGTTGAAGGAGTGCGAGCCGTCAGCCACCGCGAGCCTCCCGCTGCGCTTCGTCGCGCAGTTCCTGCAGTGCGGGCACTTGCATCAGCCGCACCAGCTCGTCGCTAGCGGCCGATTCACGCGCATGGTTGAGCGTCCAGTCCGGCGGGGCTGGCATGTCGTTGGGATGCAAATCAGTCATGGCAGAATCGCTTAACAAACAAATGGGGGATCGATGAACATCAGTTGGGGACGCCGTTGGGCGGCTTATCTGCTCCGACCTGTGTTTCTGGGCACGCTTTGCTTCGGTGTCGGCACTCTGTTCGCCACGAGCTTGCTCGTGCCCACGATGTGGTCTGAGAAAGCTGCCGGATGGGCATCCGCGATATCGACTTTTCTCGCCGTGGTGGCGGCGTTGGTCATCGCTGATCGACAGGTCGAGGTAGCAAGGGAAGCTGCTGCTGTCGAGCGCGCCTCGGCGATCGAGCTGCAGCAAAGCGCGCGTGCTGAAAGTTCGCGTCGTGATCTTCAGCGAGCCACCCGACTGGCTCATGCGTTCGCGCGCGAGCTTGGTTACGCGCGCAGGGAGCTCGCCGTCAAGCTTGTTAATTGGACACCGGCCCGGATGAGTAATCCCACGCCGGCTGAGCTTGATGGCTTTGTAATGGATAAGCCGCTTCCCGATCTCTCGATGCTGACCTCTTTCTCCAGCGAGCTCGAAGGCTTCGCCGATGACGATGCGTTTGCGATTCTTTCCGTTCTGGCAACCTGGAATTTCTACAACAGGCCACCCGGCATCGAGCCTGCTGAGATCAATGCAATGGGGCCCGTCTCGCGCGGCAAGATGGCCGCATCTAGATGCCGGTTTGGTCTCGAACTCTTCGACTTGATGGGGGAATTGATTAACAAGCTTTACTCTTATTACGAGTCCCACGCCGCGATCAGCGGTAGGTTCGTCGATGATCTGCCACCGGTGGTTAGCGCGGAGCTTTCCGCCTTGAAGTTCGCGTTGGGCCTTCACGGCAAGTGATCCCTACCAGCCATGTCGATCTGGTCCGTGCGATTCAGAGGCTGTTGATTCACACGTGGTAACCGTTTCGCGCCAGCGTTCCGCTCAGTCTTTGCAGCGCGTCCCTGCTCGCATTTCCTGCGCTGGTCGTTATCTGTAAGGAGCAGTGACTCATGCTGATGAGAGGCCTTTGCAATCCGCGCATCATTGAGCTCCCGCCGCGATAGGCTTTTACGCACCGGTGTTGCACCCAGCTTCTGCACCTTGCCGCCGCTCTTGGCGAATGCTTTGAGGTCGTTGGCTAGTTTCGTACGTTCGTGGTCTTTGTGACGGACCGTGGACAGAGCGAAGGCGCTCATTGCGCACCTGCCTTGCCGCGCGCAGCGGGTTCGTTGCGCAGCAGCTGTTCGGCGTAGGCAATGCCGCGCGGGTTGAGGGTGATGACGTTCGGGAATTGCGGGTCGTCGAATTGCACCAGGCCGGCTTCGTCGAGCCAGTTGATGCAGCGGCGGGTGAACGCCTGGATCTGCACGGGGCCGCTGGTTTGTACTTGTGAGGGCATGGCGGCGAAGCCCCCGCGGGTGCGGCGCAGGGTGCGGCCTTGGGCGCCGTAGGCAGCTTTGAGCGCGGCCTGTGCTTTGGGTTGTAGATGCATGGTGGCCTCGGTCAGGCGGCGTGGGCCGCAAGCGCCAGCACGGCGAATAGTTGCTCGCGTGCTCGGCTTAGGTGGTACAGCGGGATGCGGTGCTGGCCGGTGGGTTCGGTCCAGCGGCTTTCGGTGAGCGCGCGGCTGGGGCTGGGCGCGGTGGCCTTGCCGCAGCGGCAGCACTCGATGTGGAACGTGGTCGGTGCGGGGCCGCCGATGGGATAGCGATGCGGCGCGCCGTGCGTGGTGACCAGTTGCGGGCGATGGCCCGGCTGGCATGTCGGGACGGTGGACGGTAAGGGCGTGGCTTCCTGGCGCATGTCAGTCCTCTGCTCGCGCCAGCCGTACGTGGGGGACGGACGCCTTTTGCTCTTTGACCACTGCCGGCTGGGCATCTACGTTGCGTTGCGCGGCGTGGATTTCGGCCAGGCGTATCGGCACACAGACGGCGGCGCCGATAGCCACCAATGTCCAGCCAAGGGCGAGGGCACGCTGATAGAGGCGGCTCATGCGCGCTGCTCCTGGACCCGCACGCCGTGCAGGCGTAACCAGCGCGTGGCACGCAGCAGGACGCGCGGTGCCAGTGCAAAGGACTCGCGGCCGATGCACAGATGGCGGGCGGTGGCACGTGCGCGTAGGCGCGGTGCAACTGCGCAGCCGTCCAGGGATGGCGTGACCTTGCCGTCGTACAGGCCAGCCCAGATCCAGTCGCTGCAGATCATCAGCGCAAGTGTTTGGCTGGCATGCCCGGTGGGGAAGAAGGCTTCCAATGGTCGGTGGCTCATGGCGTCACCCGTACCGGCACGCCGTGCGCCGCCATCCACTCGCACATGGCCTGCAGCGCGTCATCGCCTGCGGTGTACGCGGTCTGGCCAAGTTGCAGCGCGCCGGCCATACGGCGCACGTCGCCGAGGCGGCAGACAGTCACCGCAAGCTCTCTGCCGCGGTCTGTGCCATATAGCGCAGCGCTCACCGAGTCACGTTTGACGCACAGCCGCAGCAAGGTGCCTTGACCACGGCCCGGCCGGAAGCCGGCAGAGGGAAAGTCGCTCATACGGCGCCAACCTCTGCCAGAGCAGAGCGGAAGCGCTCCACTTGCTCCCTACGCTTGGCGATCCTCTTTTGCAGGCACGATGTATAGCTCGCCGAGGCAGAGTCGCCCAGCGCTTTTAGGGTATGCGCGTCCTCGCGGATAGCGTCCTCGGCCCAGATGATTGCGGCCGTCAGATCTTCCGCGGTCAACGAAGCTGCAACAGCGCTCATGCGCGCAGCTCCCGGACGAAGTCGCGACTGGCTGCTTCGGCCCGCAGGCCCGTCAGTTCTATGCGATTGCTGCGCTTCGGGTAGCGTTTTGGACCCTTTGACATGCCGCGGCGCTTAAGCGCCTTGGCGTGTGAGTGGTCAGCAGCTGCGCAGGCTTGAAGACACCTACGTGCGGTAGCAAGCAAATCGTTATTGGCAGCATCGGTGTCTGCCTGCGCATCTACGGCGTGTGTGCTGGTACGCATTGCGTTCTCCTGCCGCGACCTCGCGGCAAGAGAACAATAGCGAAGCTATCTACAACAATCAATAGCAAGGCTATCTACATTTGCTGCTACAGCTGAGAGCGTTAGAACTTGCAGCCACTGCCGCCATCAACCCAGCGTTTCAGGCGGTCAGCTTGGCGCTCGCGCGTAGCCTTTGCATACAAGGTGACTTCCGTCCGCCCGTTCTCCACTTCCTTGATGGTGATGACGGTATAGATCTGCGTTCCTACTCCGGACGCACCCTGCACGATCTTTGCTTCTCGCAGATCGGGATAGTTCTGCACGTCGTTGATCGTCTGACCAACCGGTACCAGAGGTTTAGGACGGCACTCTCCGTCTGCTTCAACAATGCGCTTGAGAGCGAGTTGGTAGGGAATCTCCACTACGAAAGAGGAGGCGAACTCGGGCTTTTCCAAGCCCTTGGGGCTACTCGCGCACCCAGATAGGATGAGCAAAGCGATACACGCAATCTTCTTCATGTCGTCCTTACAAAATTGATCGAAGCAAACCTGCATCTTCAAACTTGATGTCCTCGCGGATGCATTCAATGCCTCTGTCCATGTCACGCATCAATTGGCGCAGCTCTTCGTCGCCTAATTGCTCAAAGCCGGCCACCTCCCTGCATGCTTGATCGATCAGAATCTGCATGGGTGGCCCCCAGAAATGCCGATAGTGCCGGATCATGCGGTAATGCCCTTCGCGAGTGATGTCGTCCATCAGCGACTTGGGCGACGGGGCTGGTGCGCCGGCAACCTCTCTATGCAGATTTTCGCGCCCCACGAGGCGCAGGCTCGCTTTTTTCCCTAGCTTGCGCTGAGCGCGTAGGGCGACTGACTCGGCCAACCTTTCCATCTCTTCCTTCAGACTCACTTCTTCCCTCCAACGCGTTCTTCATCTCCAAGGTTGCGTTGATTGCATCTGCCAACTCTTCCGGCCGATGCTCTACGGCGAATGAATCATCAGCCATCAGGCCTGCGACTTTTTTCGCATACGCAACCGCCGCGATGATTATTTCCGCATCGAGTCGCTGCGGATGAGACCGGCCAAAGTGATCCTGAAGTCGACGGTACTCAGCACTGATGACAGCTGGGGAAACTCCAATAAGAGTGGCCAGCGGCTCGGCCTTATCCCACGGCACGGGACGATGACCACTAGCAAATTGGGAGATGAAGCCTGCACTGACATCCAACATGTCTGCGAGTTTCGCCTGAGACTGACCCGACCGCAGAATAGCTTCTGTGATGGCTTGGCCTTCAGGGGTCTTGGGGTTGGCGGGTCTAGGCATGTAGCAATGCTATTGATAGCCAGTGTGACCAGCCATCAGCAACGCTATTTACACTTATAGATAGCGTTGCTATGCTCAGGTCATGGAAAGCCCAATTCACAACGCAATCCGAGCCGCTGGTGGACAGCGCGCTTTGGCTACTGCGCTGCAGATTCATCCAGCCTTGGTGTCCCAGTGGGCGACTGCTAGGCGTCCAGTAGCTGCACATCATGTGTTGGCCATCGAAGCGTGCACGGGTGTGTCACGCCATGTGCTGCGTCCTGATGTATTCGGATCGGAGCCTTCAACAATCGTCGAAGGTGCTGCCTGATGACTCGCTCTGTCATTCCTGTGCAGGACGACCTCGACTCCGGCGAGCTCTCGTCTTTGATTGGCATACCGGTTCACGATAACGGTGACGTCGCAGAGCTTTGTCTGACTACGGATGAGTGGAGTGCGCTGATAGAACGCCGTCGACGAGTTCGATGGCCGCTCAGATTTCTGGAGCACCGCGATGCACGGTGAGTGGGGCATCAAGCCGCGAACGATACAGGTCGCTCGGATATCTAGTGCGTTATCCACCGCGAAGCTGGCTCGGGCGGTACTGGCCGTTACGCTGATGACGACAAGTGCTGCCCTGTTTTTGGCGGGCCTCTTGAGCAACGAAAAAGACGGCGACGACGTCGCCGACACCGGTGCGCGTGTCGTAGCGTCGGAGGGCGGTGAATCTAAGGAGTGGGGTGGTGTGCATGACGCACATGGTGCGTCGGCCGACCAATCCGCCACCACGATGAACTGCGCAGCGTTTCAGGGTGCCGCGCGATGACGTGCCAACGCTCAGACATCTACTGGCGCGACGCGCTGTACAACTCGGTGTCGCAAATGCCGGGGAATGTGCGTGCAGCCGCTGCCTACCTGACAGAGCGTCGTGGCAAGGCCATCGCCGCAGAATCGCTCCGCAAGAAGCTGCGAGGGCTTGAGGGTGAGTCGCTGTCGATGGAGATGGCGGAGATGCTCACCGAGTGGATGCAGGAGCTGAGTGCCGGGCAGGCGCAGGCGACGTGCTGGATTCAATCGCTGGGCGCGCAATTCGATTTGGCGATGGACTTCGTACCGCCCGCACCGGAGAACGGCTGGCCGGATGAAGTGGCCGCGATGCAAGCCAAGCTGCTGCACGTTGCCAAGCACGCGGGGCGCCTGTCTGGTGTTGCGCTCGAAGCGCTGGACGATGCGCATCTGTCGCTGCAGGAAGCCGACCTGATGGTGGACGAGCTGCAGGCGATCCGCACGATGTGCCACCGCCTGGAGCGCAACGTTCGCCGCGCGGCAGCCAAGGGCCGCAAGCGTGCATGACATGACGACCAACCGCGCCGCACACATCCGCCGCGCCTTGAGCCCCGTCGCGCAGCAGCACGTGGCCGAGGCCTTGCGCCTGCTCTACAGCGATGCACCTGGCCTGGCCGGCGATGACGCGCTGGCCGAGCGCGAGCGGTTGCGCCATGCCGATGCCGCAGGCGTGCACGCGCAAGGCGTGTTGCCGCTGCCCTGCGCCCCATCTCCCCGTGAGGCGGCGGAAAGAACGCGCGCGCATGGCGAGGCACTGAATCTGAATGAACGGGCGGGGCAGTCAGCTCCGGGCGATGGGTCCTCCTGGCCGACCCCCGATGCGGGTAATTCGGACCCCGTTCCCTTGGTAGATAGCGCGGCTGGAAGTTACTGAATGTTGGCGAATTACGATGATGTGCTTGGCCAGCTGCGCGACGCGGGTCTGATCCTCGACAGCTTGGATGCGAGCGGCCGCATGGTCCGCTGCAAGGTGGAAGGTTCGCGCGAGCGGCGCGGCTGGTATGTGCTGCACGAGCTGCAGACCAACGGCACGGATGTGCTGATTGTTGGCACATACGGCATCTGGCGCGGCAACGAAAACGGCGCCATCAAGGTGGAGTTGCGCAAACGCGATAGCGAATTCACCGCGGAGCAGCGCGAGGCATTGAAGCGCCGGCTGGCGGAAGACCGCCGCCGCGCAGAAGCAGCGCGCCAGGACGAAAATCGCCGCGCTGCCGAACGCGCCAAGCGGGCGTGGGGCAAGGCTCTGCATGACGGCGAATCCGACTACCTGGCCGCCAAGGGCGTGCAAGGATTTGGCCTGCGGTATGGCGGATCAGGCATTGCCGTTGTGCCGCTGCTCGATGGCAATGGCGCCATCCACGGGTTGCAGCTGCTGCGTACCGCCAAGCAGGCCGACCAGCAGCGCAAGCCGGTGAAGGAGTTCTGGCCGGCCGGCCTGGCAAAGCGTGGGCACTTCCACTTGATCGGCGGCACGCCGCAGTGGGTGCTGCTCATCGCCGAGGGCTACGCCACCGCCGCCAGCCTGCACATGGCCACTGGATATCCGGTGGCCGTGGCATTCGATGCCGGCAACCTGATGCCAGTGGCCAGCGCGCTAGCGAAGCGGTACCGCAGCACAAAGGTGCTGATCTGTGGCGATGACGACGTGCTGCAGAAGTGCCGCGCGTGCAAGTCGCGCCTGGTGCTCTCCGACCACCCGAAGACGTGCCCCACCTGCGGCGAAGACCACAGGGCGGATAACGCCGGCATGCTCGGCGCCAGCGCCGCGGCACTGGACGTGCGCGGTGCTTCGCTCTTACCGGTGTTCGCCGATGAGGCCGCGCGCCGTGCGAACTACATCGACCACGGGCGCAAGGTCAGCGACTTCAATGATCTGCACCTGGCCGAAGGCCTGCACGTGGTGCGTGCGCAGGTAGAAGCCCGCATCACGGAGCTGTCGTGGCGAGCACCTGTCGCAAACCGCGCAGCTTCCATCTCCAGCATCGGGGGCGCGGGGAAGGCACTTCTCAAGCCCATCGACAGCATTGATGCGCTGCTGAGTCGTTTTGCGTTGGTGTACGGGCAGGGTGGCACGGTGTTTGATCACCAGGAGCACATGCTGGTGGCGCTGGGCGACATGCGCGATGCCTGCGTGCGGCGCGAGCTGCACCGCGCATGGCTGGAGAGCCCGCAGCGCGCCATCGTGCGCGTGCAAGAGGTGGACTTCGACCCATCCGGCCGCAAGCCCGGCATCACCTGCAATCTGTTCGCAGGCTGGCCGACCGTGCCGCAGGAGGGCGCCTGCGACAAGCTGCTGCAGCTGCTGTGGCACATGTGCGGCAACGAAGCCAACCAGCGCATGCTCTACGACTGGGTGATCAAGTGGCTGGCCTACCCGCTGCAGCACCCGGGCGCCAAGATGAAATCGACGATCGTGATTCACGGGCCGCAGGGCACCGGCAAGAACATGTTCTTCGACGAATACATGAAGCTGTTCGGCGAATACGGGCGCGTGCTGGATCAGTCCGCGCTGGAGGACAAGTTCAACGACTGGGCCAGCCGCAAGCTGTTCTTGCTGGCGGACGAAGTGGTGGCGCGCACCGAGGTTTACCACCTCAAGAACAAGCTGAAGGCGCTGATCACCGGCGACCGCATCCGCATCAACCCGAAGAACATCCAGGCCTACGAAGAAGACAACCACGCCAACCTGGTGTTCCTGTCGAACGAGGCGATGCCGGTTGTGCTCGAGGAGGACGACCGCCGGCATGCGGTGATCTGGACGCCGGACAAATTGGCTGCCGAGTTCTACCAGGAGGTGCTGGCGGAGATCCGCGCTGGCGGCACCGCCGCGCTGCATCACTACCTGCTGCAGGTGGACCTGGGCGACTTCAGCAACGGTACCAATCCACCGATGACCGCTGCCAAAGCGGAGCTGATCAACCTGGGGCAGGACAGCCCGCAGCGGTTCCTGGACGAGTTGTATGGTCAGGACATTCCTGGCTTGAAGCCGCGACCGGCACCGTCGAAGGAGTGGTACGAGGTCTACAAGGTCTGGTGCGGCCGCGAGGGCGTGAAGCCGGCGCCGTCGCCCAAGTTCATCAACGCGCTGGTGCGCAAGCGCGGCATCACGCATCCGGATCGCGCGCGTAAGCGCTATCTCATCGAGCAGACCAGTCACGGACCGCATGGGTTTCTGTTGCTGGGAAATTCGACATGTCCCCAAGACCAGACCGAATCTTCCTGGCTGGGCACCGAAGTGGTCGGGTTCCGCGGCGCGTTCAACGAATACAAGGGGCGCGCATGAGCACTGCGCCTGGTCATGTGCGGGACGTGCGGGATGGTGTGCGGGCTTCTGTGCGGGCGCAGATGCTGGTGGCAGTAGGCGTGTGCGGGATGTGCGGGCGTTTTGTTTCCTACGTGGGCGCAGGCGCGCGAGGCGCCGCCCACTATAAGGCACCTACACGCTCCCGCGTGTGTGAGTGCCCGCACATCCCGCACATCCCGCACATCGCTACTGCCGCAAGTGTCTCGGGCGATATGCGTCCCGCACACGTTCCCGCACGGCCCGCACACGCTCACGCGCGCGCGTTTTCTCCAGTCTTGCTGGCCTTGAAAGAAATGGAAGAAGTGGAGTACTGGGTATGACGGACAACGATGTTGTGGTGACGGGCAAGGAGTTGGCGGCTTACATCGGCTGCCGGCCGTCTTACATCGTGGAGCTCAAGCGAAACGGCCGCCTGGTGCAGGCCGAGGGCGGCAAGGGCTATCTCAAAAGCGCATCCCTGGCGCTGTACGAGCAGACGCGCGATCCCGCCCGTGCCGGCGTGGCTGCACGGCACGCCGAGGCGCGTGGCGCTGTGCTGGCGGGTGAGGACAGCGACGACCAGGACGACACCGACGAGCCGCAGACCAGCGACGCCAAGCGCAAGGCGAAGGCGCTGGCGGATAAAGCCGAGACGGATGCGCAGATGGCGCAGATCGAACTGGCTGAGAAGCTGGGCGAGCTGCTGCCGCGGGCGGATGTGGAGCAAGCCATCTCCGAGGCGGGCACCGGGCTACGGGTGGCGCTGGAGCGAATCCCAGACACGCTGGCGCCGCAGCTGGCCGCTGCAACCGACGAAGCCAAGGTGCGGCAGCTGCTGTGGGACGAGTTGACGCATGCGCTGGAGGAGATGAGTCGCGGCTTTCGGTCAGCCACCAGGCCGGCAGAGGTGGAGGGATGAGGTCGGACAACAACCAGCGGCACCTGATCCGCGAGTGCGACCCGGAGCTAGCGAGCGCCTTCCGTGCTGCCGCCGAGATCGCCGCCGTAGACCCGCACTTCTACGGCGCCGTGCGTGAGCAGCGGGTGCGCCACTACCTCGACCAGGCAGCCTTTCACGAAACCGGCGTTCAACCCGCCCAGGGAGCAGCACGATGAGCAAACAGCAGTACATGATGAAAGCGCGGGTCGCATGGTGGTGGACGTACCTGTACACGCCTGCGGTCGTGCTGATGATTTGTTGCGGGCTCGCTCCCAGCCAGCGCCGAATTGAGCAGGACGCGGTGCGCGCCATCCGCATCGTGCTCAAGCCGGTGCGCCGCTATGAGGTTTTGTTCTGAACACGTCGGCCTCCCTTCGAATCAATGCCGTGCTTGCACGTGCGCTGCAGCCGCGCCGGCCGTTGACCGTCTCGCAGTGGTGCGATGAGCACATGCGTCTGTCGAGTAAGGGCAGCAGCAAGCCGGGACGCTGGGTCACCGACCGCAACCCACCGCTGCGCGAGCCAATGGACGCCATGTCCGCGCGCAGCCCAGTGCATCAGTTGGTGGCCATGTTCCCGATCCAGTTCGGTAAGAGCCAGCTGGCCACCAACGCGATCGCCTACTGGATGGACTACGCACCGGCGCCGATCATGTACGCGCTGCCGGGCGAGGCCTCCATGAACAAGTGGATTGCCCAGAAGTTGAACCCGATGATCGAAGTGTGCCCGGCCGTGCGCCGCGCGCTCAGCAGCACTGCCAGCCGAGACAGCGCCAACCAGCGCACTTTCAAAGACTTCGCCGGCGGCCAGCTCTACGTGGAGCACATGGGCAGCCCGCAACGGCTGAAATCCACCACGGTGAAGTACCTGGGCGTCGACGAGATCGACGAGGCACCGCAGCAGCTCATCACGGGCGACGATCCGGTCAAGATGCTGGACGGGCGCACCTCGGCATTCCCGACCACGTACAAGCGCCTTTACATCAGCACCCCCGGCATTGCTGGACTGAGCCGCATCGCCAAGCTCTATGAGAAAAGCGACCAGCGCCGGTTCCACGTGCCTTGCCCGCACTGTGGCCATTACCAGGCGCTGAGTTGGAGCGGCCTGGTGTGGTCGCCCGATGCCAAGCACGCCTGGTACGCATGTAGCGACTGCGGCACCGCGATCGAGGAGCACCACAAGACCGACATGATCGCGGCCGGCCGCTGGGTAGCCGCGAATCCAGACTCCGATGTACGTGGCTATACGATCAATTGTCTCTACTACCAATTCGGCCTTGGGCCGCGCTGGGCAGATCTGGCTCGCGAGTGGCTTGATGCCCAGAACGATCCCGCATCCCTCAAGACGTTCATCAACGACCGGCTTGCGGAGACGTGGGAAGACCCGTCGATGCGGGCGGTGAAGCACAACGTCATCGCCGACCGCGCGGAACCGTACCGCCTGCGGCATGCGCCGCGCGGCGTACTGGCGATCACTGTAGGCGTCGACACGCAAGACAACCGCTTGGCGGTGCACATCGTGGGATGGGGCCGGGGCATGGCTGCGTGGACGCTGGATTACGTCGAGCTACTAGGTGACCCCGCCGAGGAGGGCGTGTGGGTTGCGTTGACGGATCTTCTAAACCGCCCAATCGAGCGCGAAGATGGCACGCAGCTGCGCCCGCTCGCTACCGCTATCGATGCCGGTGGCCACCGCACCGAGGCAGTCAAGCACTACGTTCGCCAGCGACTGATCACTCGGCCCATGTGCATCTTCGGCGCCGTGCCGAACAACGCCCCAATCTTGTCGAAGGGCAAACTGGCCGACGTGACTTGGCGCGGGCGCACCGACAAGCGCGGCATCAACATCTACCATGTGGGTGGCGTTGCCGCGAAGCACTACCTCTACAGTCGGCTGTCGGCCGATGCCGAGCGGCAAGCCGATGCACGGCTCGTGCACTTCAGTGATCAATTGCCGCCAGAATTTTTCCCAGGGCTGGTGTCAGAGGTCTACAACCCGGTAAAGAATCGATTTGAGAAGCGCGTGGTTCGTAATGAGCCGCTGGACACGTGGGTCTATGCGTACGCAGCGGCACACCACCCTGAGGTTCGACTGCACCGCTACACCAAGTCGGACTGGGAAATTTACGAAGTGAGCTGCCCTAGAGAGATCGCCAATCCGGAACGCAATGATTCCCGTGGAACTAGGTCGGACTCGCAGGAATTGGCTCTCTCGTCGGATTCCCGTGGAACACCGCAGGCAGTGCGCCAGCGCAACGTCGGCTTCGGACGCGACGGGTGGAGCCTGTGAGCAAGCGCAAGCAGGCAGAAAGCGAGTTGCGAGAGCGAATCCTGGACGCAATGCGGAAGGACATCGGGATAAGTGAAACGATGGCGCAGCCGTTTGTGGAGTCGATCATGCGCTGTTTCGCTGGTGAGCAGCCTTATTTTCCCGCGCGTCGACGAGACTACCCGTTGTCGCAGATTCAAGCAGAGTTGGAGCGAGGCGTTAGCGTCAAGCAGGTGCTGTCTCACTTCGACCTGTCCAGGTCTAAGCTTCACGAGCTCTTCCCCGGTGGGCTGCCTGGGCGAGGGGCACGTGCCTCAGCTGAGCATGGCCGGTTAGTCGAGACGAAACGTCGGGTAGGGACGTCAAACGGCTCCTAGCATCGTGTCCACTGCCAGTCTGAGGTGAGGCTATGACGCTGCTTGACGATGCGATGGTTAAACGGACAAATCGGAGGAACGCTGGGGCAATGTGCTTGGTAGTGCCTCAGTTGGTCACCGATATAAACGCGCGACTGCTGCTCGCGCTAGGCGGCGGAGCCAACATCACGCAGAACACCTATGTGGTTGGTTACTGGGCCACAACACAGGAGTGGTATGGAGTGGGCATTCCGGTTGCCAACAGGCCTACGGTTATCGCTCAGCTTCAGACATTGCCCGGAGGCGAAGGAGCAACCGCGGGCAACATTGATTGGCTGGGTCGCCCCCCATTGCTCCACGCAGAGATGACAGTCGTGCAACACGTGATCAACACGCATGGCGTTGGGAAAAATCACCTTCAGCCATTAACGATTTGCTGCTCGGGCAAGCCGTGCTGTGCCGATTGCTGTGGTTGGATGACGCGCTACGCGATAGCGCATGGCTACAACTGCACGGACAAGGGCTCCTCTCAGGGCTGGACCCACCCGATCACTGGGGCTGGTTTTCGTGGAGAGAAGTTAAGCGATTTTACATACAGTAAAGGTAATCGATCCGCGTCGTGGCTTTATCCTGATGGTTAGATTTCGTCAAGGGTGATGATCATTGAAAGTGCGGACAACTGACTTGTCCACGCCTTAGCTACCAATGGTTTTCTCGCTCAAGTGTCCAGGAATTTATTGGGGTGTGAACAACCCATTCCCTAGCCTGTCGTTTTATGAAGACGGCTCAGGAAATGCTCACCACGTATCAGCAGGCAGAGATCGCCGTGCTGCAGGGGCAGAGCGTTCGGCTAGGTGAGCGCATGCTCACCCGCGCTGATCTGGCAGAGATCCGAAAAGGTCGCCAGGAGTGGCAGGCCGCCGTAGATCGAGAGGCTGGAGCAGGTCGTCGCGCTCGCTGGGCAACGGCTGATTTTGGTGGCCGCACCTGATGGCTTCCGCACGCATCGCCCGCGAGCGCCTCGGCGTCGCGATCTCTACTGACCGTAGCGTGCGCGCCATCGAGGCGCGCACAGCAGTGCGCGAACAGCAGCTGCGTGTGGTGGCGCGTGCCCATGAGGTCACCCGCCCGTCGCGCAGCCGCAAGCTGGCCCGTGACTGGGGCAGTGGTAACGCCATTGCCGGCATGGATGCCCGGCAGCTGCGCGACCAGGCGCGTCACCTTGAGCGCGATCTAGACCTGGCCGACAACGCCCTCAACGTGCTGGTGCAAAACACCGTTGGCTCCGGCATTGACGTGCTGTCTGCACCACGGCTGCCGGGCCAGCCCATCAATCGCGATCTCGCTCTGCAGCTGGATGAGCTGTGGGACGTATGGTGGGATGCGCCCGAAGTCACCCGCGCGCATGACTACGGCGCCTGCCAGCAGCTGCTGGCACGGAGCTGGCTGCGTGATGGCGAGGCGTTCTACCAAGACCTGAGCGGCGTTGTGCCATACCTGGAGCACGGCGGCGGCGTGCCTTACAGCATCGAGATGCTGGAGGCCGACCTGGTGCCGTTGGACTTCAATGACCCGGCCCGCAACATCCTGCAGGGCGTGGAGCGCAACGCGTGGGGCCGTCCCGTTGCCTACCACGTGTACAAGCAGCACCCCGGTGACCCGCTGGGCTGGACCACCGACACCAAGCGCGTGAGCGCCGAGGTCATGCACTGCATTGCCAACCTCAAGCGCTTGCATCAGGTGCGCGGATTGAGCGTGTTCGCCAGTGCGATGTCGCGCTTTGAAGACGTCAAGGACTACGAAGAGTCCGAGCGCATCGCGGCCAAGGTGGCGGCGTCGATGACGTTCCAGATCAAGAAAGGCTCGGGCGAGCTGTACCAGCCAGCGGGCGAAGGCTTAGGCGGCGTGGCGCTGATGCAGCAGGGCGTGCCTGTGCGCGAACTGCGCATGGCGCCCGGCGCCATCTTTGACGACCTGCTGCCCGGCGAATCGATCGAGAGCCTGGGCACCGACCGCCCGAACCCCAATGCCGCGACCTGGCGCAAGGAGCAGCTGCGCGCGGCCGCCGGCGGCATCGGCGTGAGCTACTCCAGCCTGTCGCTGGACTACAACGGCACGTACTCCGCCCAGCGCCAGGAGCTGGTGGAGAAGTGGGGCAGCTATCTAATGCTGGCCGAGCGCTTTATTGCGCTGTTCGTGCGGCCAACGCGCCAACGCTTTATCGAGGCGGCGGTGCTCTCCGGCAAGGTGCGCATGCCGCGCGGCTGGACGTTGCGGCATCTGGCAGCCTCCACATACGTGCGGCCGATCATGCCGTGGATCGACCCGCTCAAAGAGGCTTACGCCAAGGGCGAGGCCGAGGACCGCGGCTGGGTGAGCCCGCAGCAGAACACGCTGCAGTACGGCAACAACCCCGACGAAGTGCTGCGCCAGCGGCAGGACTGGCAGCAACAGCAGCAGCAATTGCAGCCGGCCGCGCCGGCACCTGCGGAAGCGCGTGCCCAGCTGCGCGCCGATCTTTCGCGCGACATGTTGAGGGATATCTGACTATGCGAACCCACGCACTGACCGCGGCCTTGGGCCGCACGCTTGCCGATGCCGGCCAGGCGCTCGGCCCGTGCCTGCTCAAGATCGAAGCCCGGGCCACCGATGTGGCCGAGGTCATGATCTACGGGACCATTGGCGACAGCTTGTGGTCTGAATCTGTCTCTCCGCTGCAGCTGGCCGAACAAATTGGCCAGGTCACCGCCGGCACGATCCACGTGCGCATCAACAGCGGCGGCGGCGTGGTGGCCGACGGCATGGCCATCTACAACGCGCTCAAGCAGCACGCCGCGCACAAGGTGGTGTTCGTTGACGGCCAGGCCGCATCAATTGCCTCGCTGATCGCCATGGCCGGCGATGAGCTGGTGATGTACGCCAGCTCGCTGCTGATGGTGCATGCGCCGCACACGGTTGCTGCCGGCAATGCGTCCGCTTTCCGCCAATACGCGACCGCGCTGGATGCACATGCCGGTGCAATGTTGGAGGCGTACGCCACCAAGACCGGCAAGCGCGCCGAGGTGGAGCAACTGCTCACCGATGGCGCCGACCATTGGTACACCGGCGTGCAGGCGGTGGAGTTCGGCTTTGCCGACCGCGTGGCGGACACCGTCGCCACTGCCCGCGCCGAGGCCGCATCTGTCGTCGCGCTGACCGGCTACCTGCAGGCCATCACCCAAGCGCCGGCGCCGGTCGCCGCGCAGCTGCGCGGCCATATCGCCGCTGCGCTCAGCCCCAGCGTTTTTGCCTCACTTCCCGAGGTCACCCAAACGGCCGTCGTTGGCCACATCGAGGATCCTATGACCCAACAAACCTACCTTCGCATCCTCGCCAACGCCGGTGGCGGGCAGGGTGCTACCACCACGGCTACGCCGCCTGCGCCCGCTCCGGCGCCGGTTGTCGCTGCTGCGCCAGACGCCGCGGCCGCCGTACAAGCGGCGCTGGTCGCCATGCGCGGCCGCAATGCGGACATCATGGCGATGGCCGAGCCGCACATGGGCAATGCGGAGATCCGCGCTTATGTGGATGGTGTCATCGCCGCTGCCGACCCTGCGGTGACCCCCGACAACGTGGGCCGCCACATCCTGGCGCTGATGGGCCGCAACGGCGAGCCGCTCAATGGCCGCGCTGGAGTTGTTGCTGGCGGCGACCAGCGCGACAACGTGCGCGCAGCGATGACCAACGCAATCGAAGCTCGCGTGGGCCTGGCCCAGGCCACCGGTGACAACCCGTACCGCGGCCACTCGCTTGCCGAGATGGCGCGCGAGTGCTTGGTGCAGGCTGGCGTCAATCCGCGCGGCATGGACCGGCGCGAGATCGTGGGCATGGCGTTCACCCATTCCACCTCCGACTTCCCGGCGCTGCTGGGCGATGCCGCGCGCCGCTCGGTGTTGCAGGGCTACCAGGAAGTGGAAGAGCGCTTTAGCGAGTTCACCCGCGCGGTGAGCGTGCCGGATTTCAAGCCGACCAACCTGGTGGGCCTGGGCGCGTTCTCGGATTTGCTGCCGGTGCGGGAGGGCGGTGAGTACAAGCAGGGCACCTTCAGCGAGCAATCGCAGTCGATGCAGATCGTCACCTGGGGCCGACTGTTCACGATTACCCGCCAGGCCATCATCAATGACGATCTGGGCATCTTCAGCGATGTGCCGCGCAAGATGGGCCAGGCCGCCAAGCGCACGTTGGCCAAGGCGGTATTCGAGCTGATCATCAAGAACCCGCGGCTTGCCGATGGCAAGACGCTGTTCCACGCCGACCACGGCAACCTGCTGCCGGCCGCGACCATCACCACCGAGAGCGTCAGCGCCATGCAGGCGCGGATGGCGCTGCAGAAAGATGCGGACGGCAACGTGATCCGCGTGCCGATGAAAACGCTGCTGACGCCGGTGGCGCTTTCCGGCGCGGCGCTCACCGTGCGCGCTGCCGAGTTTGCCGTGGGTGGTGCCAACAACCAGACCACACCCAACATCGTGCGCAACACCTTCGAGGTGGAGAGCGATGGCCGTCTGGATGGTGCAGACCCGAAGGCGTGGTACGGCCTGGCTAATTCGGCCTACGTGGATGCGCTGGTGGTGGGCTACCTGGATGGCAACCAGACGCCGTATCTGGAGCAGCACGAGGGGTTCACCGTGGACGGTGTGGCCTGGAAGGTGCGCATGGACGCGGCACCGGCCATCGCCGACTACCGCGGCATCTACAAGAACCCCGGCCAGTAAGCCGCCTGCCGCACCGCGGGCGCGGTGCGGCGTCTCTTCGCATCTGGAGTACTCCCCATGAAAAACGGATATCAAGACGGCCGCGTGCTGGACGTGACCTTGACCACCGCTGTGACTAGCGGCGGTGTGATCGCTGACGGCAAATTGGTGGCTGTCGCCGTCACCGACGGCGCAGTTGGCGAAACGATTGCTGCGCACGTCGAAGGCGTGTTTGCACTGCCCAAGTTGGCGGCCGCGGTGTTCGCGCGTGGCGCCTCGGTCAACTGGGATACCGACACCAAGCAGGCCATCTCGGCTTCTGGTGGCGCTGGCGACATCAACAACATCGGCTACGCCATCGAAGCCTCCGGCAACGGAGCCACAACGGTGCTGGTACGCCTGACGCCTGGCACCGCCACGCCGGTGGCCGCCTAAGCCTTACCCACCACCGCACGCAGATGCCCGGGTGGCGCCTGCGGTGGTGGCTCTCTTCAACCTGACCCCAAGGATCAGAACATGGCCCCGCCGCGCGGCGTCCGCAACAACAATCCAGGCAACATCGATCGTACCGGCGTGGCCTGGCAGGGCGAAGACCGCACCGCCGCCGCACGCGCACGCGAGGCCCGCTTTGCGGTGTTCGATACGCCCGAATACGGCTTTCGTGCCCTTGTCAAAACACTGCTGACCTACCAGCGCAAGCACGACCTGCGCACGGTGCGCGGAATCATCAACCGCTGGGCGCCGCCGGTGGAGAACGACACCGGTGCCTATGTGCGCGAAGTCGCCAAGGCGCTGGGTGTGGAGCTGGACCGGCGCATCAATGTCGAAGCGCCGGCAACCGCATTTCAGCTGGCCAAGGCGATTGCCAGGCACGAGAACGGCGGCAATTTCTGGGGCGATGCGGTCATCTGGGACGGCGTGGAGCTGGCGGGGATTGCCCGGTGATGGACGGCGGCGCCACGGTGGTGCTCAAGTCGGCCGCGCTGCTGGTGGCGACCAGCGCGGGGAGTGCGGTGGTCACTGAGGTGATCACCGGCAGCGAGCATCTGTTTCTCGGCATCCCGCAATCGTGGTTTCTGGCTGCGGTGGTGGGCGCACTGGTCGGATTGCTGCTGCTCAGCGAGATCGACGTGGGCAAGGTGTCTGCGCCCAGTGGCGGGCCGGGCGTGCAGTGGCTGACACTGCTGCTGCGCGTGGGCCTGCTCGGCCTGTTCGTGCTGGGCTTCGCCTTGGCCGCCGGCTGGATCGTGGTGGCGCTTGCCAACTACTTTCCGTCGGTGCACCGCATCGGCATTGCGGTGAGCGGGCTGAGCGGCTTCATCATCAAGCCGATGCTGCCGCACTACTTGGGCGCGCTGCAGAAGTGGTCCGACCGGTTGGCCGGGCGCGCCGGAGGTGCTGCATGAGCATCTATCTCGTGAGCCTGGTCAGCACCCTGGCCGTGTTTTGTGCGACGACATGGCAACTGCTGCACACCTTTCATGCCGGCGAGCGTGCGCGCGACCGCGCTGCCTGGGCGCTACGTGGTGCGTGCTTCATTGGTTTGGCTGTCGGCATGTTGGGCATCTTTCTGCGCGACCTGGCGCAGCACACACCCGCGCCTTGGTACGTGCTGCTGGTGCGCGTGTGCCTGACGGTGCTGCTGATCTACCCGTGGCGCCGGCGGGAGAGCGAGCGATGAATATCCTGGCCTTCCTCAAGGCGCTCGTTGCGCTGGTCTTCGGCTGGGCAGCCGACGCGCTGACTTGGCTGCGTAAGCCCGGCAGCCGCCTCAAGGTGGTGTGTGCGGTGCTCGCTGCGCTGCTGTCGATTGCCTCGCTCACGTCCTACCGCAAAGGCCAGCAGGTGATCGTGGTCACCCGTCAGGTGAAGCAGTGCCAGAGCGACCAAGTCGCGGCGCTGGAAGCGGCGCAGCTCAAGCGCGCCGAGTTAGAACGCAATAACGCGGACAAGGATGCCGCACTGGCGACCATCGCCGCCAAGTTGCAGGCCGAGGCCGAAAAGCTACGTTTGCTGCAGGAGCGCAACGCCGGCCTGCGTGACAAGACCGAAGCTGCGAAGGCCGCTGCCGATCGCAGTGCCAAGGCGTTCAAGCAGGAATACGACCAACGCCCGGCCGAGTGCACCGCTGCACTGCAGGCGCTGGCCGCGGCATGCCCCAGCCTGGGAGGCTACTGATGCGCGCACTGCTAATCGCTGTGATTCTGGCCGCGGGGCTGGCTGGATGTGGCAACAAGGTCACACGGCCAGATCCGGCGCGCCCGATTGTGGTGACGCCCGCGCCGGCCGTGGTCGCTGTGCCGGTGCGTACCTATGTGCAGATCGAGCCGCGCCTGACGCAGCGCTGCCCCTGGGTGAAGAACGGCACCCTGGAGCAGGTGCTGGACGTCTCGCGCGGGCGCAAGCGCTGTCTGGAGTTCTACGAGGCGAACCTGGGCGAGATCGAGCAAGTCCAGGGCACGCCGGCAGGCGAGGGCGCGCGATGAGCCAGGTCCGGATCGCGGTGGACGCCGACAACCTGCTGGGCCGCCAGTTCACCACGCTTGAGCGGGAGCAGCTGCCCTTCGCCATCGTGCAAGCGTGCAATGCCACCGCCTACGAAATCCGCGAGGTCTGGAAGCGCACCGCGCCGCGCGTGTTCGACCGGCCGGCGCCGCTGACCATCAATGCCGCGATGTACCGCAAGGCGACGCGCGAGCGCTTGTTCGCAGAGATCTTCCTGCGCGATGAAGCCTTCAAGGGCACGCCGCCGTCGAAGTACTTGCGCACGGAGGTGGAGGGCGGCCAGCGTCGCAAGAAAGGCTTTGAGGTGTTGCTGCAGGCCAAGGGCCTGATGCCGGCCGGGCAATTTGCAGTCACTGGCCGCGGAGCGCGCACCGACCAATACGGCAATGTGCCCGTCGGCCAGGTGACGGCCATCCTGTCGCAGCTTGGCGCGCAGCGCGATGCCTACCAGAACGCCAACGCCGACAAGCCCAGGCGGCGCAGCAACGAGCGCAGTCGCGCGGAATATCTGGGCCGCACGCGGCTGAACACTGTTGCGGTGATGCAGCGCACTGTGCGCCGTGGTGGGCGCTACTTCGCCCTGCAGCGCCAGCGCGGCAAGTTGGCGCCGGGCATTTATGAGCGCATCGGTACCGGTTTTGGCAGCGCGGTGCGCAGCGTGTTCGTGTTCACCTCGCGGGCCAGCTACACGCCGCGCTACGACATCTTCGGACTGGCCCAGCGCACCTGGGACAAGCTGATGCCGTTCTACTTCAACCGCGAGCTGGACAAGGCAATGCGCAGCGCGATTGCGAAGGTGCAGGCATGAACCAGCGCGAGTTTATGCAGGCATTCGATGCGACCGCATTTGCTGCCTTTGCCGACGTCGGTTTGGCTGATGGCGCGCGCTATCAAGCGCCTGGTGCTGCGGAGACGGTGCCGTGCAAGGTGCAGATCGACCGCGACGTGCGCGACTTCGGTAGCGACCTCGCACCGGTGAGCACTGGCTACACGCTTGTGACGCTGCAGCGTGCCGAAGTGCAGCCGGCCAAACGTGGGCGGGTGCTGCTGGATGGCGAGACCCTGGTGCTGGCAGAGCGGGTGCGCGAGGACGAATCCGTCAGCCAGTGGGTGGCCGACCATGGCTAGCCCGCGCGAACACCTGCGCGCTGCGGTGGGCAGCTGCCTGCAGCGCATCAGCGTAGCGAACGGCTACCAGACCGATGCCGGCGCCAGCTTGACGCTGGAGCCGGGCCAGGTCGACGAAGACGCCAATGCCGTGTTGACCGTGCTGGTGGCCAAGCAACAGCGCGCAAGCGAGAGCGCACTGACGCGCACCCATCGCCTGACCACGGTGGTGATCGTCGCCAAGGCGCCCGCGCCGCTGGACACCGCGCAGGCGCAGCTGGACGCGCTGGTGGCAGACATCGAGCTGGCCATGGCCGACCAGCAGTTCCGCTATCCGCCGGGCATCCAGTTCCCGCAGTACGTGTCCATGGAGCCGGTGAAGCCCGAGGCGGGCATGAGCTGGGTTGGCGCGCTGCTCACCTACCAAACGCACATCCCCATTACCTGACGCCGCACGCGGCACCTACGAGGAGCACCCATGCCCATCAATTCCCCTGACTACAGCTACCTGGGTAGCGGCGAGCTGCATCTGCGTAAGCGCGGCGCGGCCAAGCCGTTCCGCGGTGTTGGTAACTGCTCGGCCTTCAGCTTTTCGCCGCAGACCAACCGCATCAACCTGCTCGACAGCACGCAGCCCGGCGGTGGCAACCGGAATTCGGTCGACCGCATCACCGAGGTGCAGGTGAGCTTCACCATGCACGATTTCAGCGCGGAGAACTTCGCCGACGTGTTGCGCGGCACCGCCACGACCATCGTGGCCGGCAATGCAGCCGATGAGGCCGTTGTGGCTTACAAAGATGGCGTGACCCCGCTGACCAATCTGGCGGCCGACATCACCGCGGTGAAGCCGGTCACCGGTGATGCGGTGTACGAAAAAGGCAAGGACTGGGACATCAAGAACGGCGCGCTCTACGTTCCGGCAGATTCGAAGATTGCCGTCCCCGCTGATGGCGCTGCCAACATCAAGGTCACTTACAGCTTCGGCGCGGCCGAGCGCCTACAAGCGCTGGTCAACCCCAACGAAGAGTACGAGCTGCTGTTCCTGGGCTTCAACGAAGCGCGCAGCGGCAAGAAAGTGCGCGCCCAGGCCTACCGGGTCTCTGGCGGGGTGATCGGTGAGCTGGCATTGATCGGCGAGCAGTACGGCGCTGGCACGGTCACCGGCACGCTCAGCAAAGACACCAGCAAGCCGGCCGGCGTGTCGCAGTACTTCACCTGGGATGCGGAGAAGTGATGGACGACCTCGACGTACTGAGCCCGCCGACGCGGACCTTCAGCTTCCGCGGCGAGCCGCTGGTGCTGTCGCCTCTGACGCTGGCGCAGATCGGTCCCTTCATCACTGTCACGCGGCCGATCATCGGCCGCGTGCTGATCGCCGCGAGCCTGGCGAATGCTGGCGCCTCGATCGAGGTGGCCGCGCTGCTGATGGACGTGCTCGAGCAGGATGGGGAAGCGTTCGCGAAGGGCGGTGCGCTCGTCACCGGCAAGCCGGAAGCCTGGATTGCCGGTGGCAGCTTGGCCGATGCGGCCACGCTGGTGGAGGCAGTGGTGGAGCTCAACCAGGATTTTTTCGGCCAACGCCTGCCGAGCCTGATGCAGGCGGCAGGCAAGGCGATCCCCGCGATGGTGGCGACGCAGGCACCGCCGGGTGGGCCGACGTCGTCCACTTCCTCATCGCCCGCGGCCACCAACGCCGAGACGTCATGACCTACACCCTGGCGCAAGCCAGGGCGTTCGCCGCTGCTGCGGCGCGTGATGAGCGCATGCAGCGACGCCAGCAACAAGCCGCAACGGCAGAAGCCGTCCGCATGGCGATGGGCGCCGAGCCTGCCGCCTTTACCAAGTACCTCAACGACCTGAGCAGGTAGATGGCCGAACCTTCTGCAAACTTGCGCGTCCGCATTAGTGCGGACGTCAACGACATCAAGCAGGGCCTCGCATTGCTGCGCGGGCAGCTGGCCGACGTGCGCAAGCAGGCGGGCACTCCCTTGCCTGCAAACGACCCGATCAAGCAGCTGGGCATTTCCGCGGGACAGACCAGCAATGCCATGCGCCAGTTGCCGGCGCAGTTCACGGACATCTTTACCAGCCTCCAAGGTGGCATGCCCTGGTTCACGGTGCTTGTGCAGCAAGGTGGCCAGATCAAGGACAGCTTCGGTGGGGTGGGGCCTGCACTGTCTGGCGTGTCGACTGCCTTGGTGGGCATGCTCAATCCGCTCTCGATCACTGCGGCGGCCGTCGCTGCCGTGGCGCTGGCATGGAAGTTGGGCAGCGATGAGGCGACCGCCTACCAACAGGCCTTGATCCTGACGGGCAACCAATCTGGGCAGACGGCTGCGCGCCTGGCGGAAGTGGCTGCGCAGATGGATGGCATCGCCGGTGTGACAACCTCCAGTGCCGCAGCGGCACTGACGGAGGTCGCGGCCACCGGCAAGTTCACTGCCGAGCAGCTGGAGACCGTGGCGATCGCCGCCGAGACGATGCGCGCCGGCACGGGCAAGGCAGTGAATGAGACGGTCGCCGAGTTCGCCAAGATCAAGGCTGACCCGGTCGCTGCGTTGCTTGAGCTCAATGAGACGATGCACTTCCTGGACCAGACCCAGCTGGCCAACATCAAGACGCTGATCGAGCAGGGCAACCAGGTCCAGGCAGTCGCGGCGGCGTTCAAGATCTACGCCGACACGCTCAAGGATCGGGCGGCCGATGTGCAGGAAAACCTGGGCTACATGGAACGCGCTTGGCGCGCGGTCAAAGGTGCCGCCTCTGAGGCTTGGGACACCATGCTCGGCGTTGGCCGGCCCGACACCGCAACGGAGAAGATCAAGCAGCTGCAGTCCAACATCGACGGCATCAACCGCGGCAGTGGGTTCTATCAAGATCTGAGCGATGCCAACCGCACCAGGCTGGTCAAGCAATTCCAGCAACAGATCGACGATCTACAGAAGGCGGCCAACAAGAAGCCGGTCAAGGTCATCATGGCTGGCATCTACTCAGAGGTTGACAGCAAGCAAGAGCAGGCGCGCACCAAGTTCCAAGAAGAGGGCGTGCAGTATCTGAGCAAGCAGGCGCAGCTCGAAGAGCGCATCAAGGATATGCGCACCCTGGCCGCGCAGGCAGGAATCACCGACACCAAGGTGCTGCAGCAGCGCGAGCGTGCAATGCGCGACACCGCAGCTGCAGCCGGTGCAAAGGGCGCAGCGAGTATCGCAACGTCTGGCCGATCGGCTGGGCTGCAGGCACTCAAGGATGCGCTGACCACCGAGCAGGCGCAGATCGCAACCAGCACCAAGGTGCTGCAGGCCCAGTACCAGGCGCGCGAGCTGTCGGCCGAGACCTACTACCAACGCCTGCGCGAGCTGACTGAGCGCGGCACCAACGCTGAGGCGCAGTCGCTGCAGAAGCAGATCGACTATCTCAAGGGCCGCGGTGTCGCAGGCAAGGATGCGATCGACGTCGGCAAGCAGGTCGGCGAGATGGAGGCGCAGCTGACGAAGGTGCGCACCGAGGGAGCCGCGAAGCTGGACGTGTTGACAGCCGACGAGCGCAAGTTGCTGAAACAGCGTGAGGACGCACTGTCGTCCTATAAGGCTGCACTCGATGCCAGCACGGGCGCGCTGCGCGAGGAAATGGACGCCATGATTGCCCGTGTAGGCTCCGGCGATCGCGAGTTTGAGATCCAGCAGCGGCTCAATGAGGTGTATCGCGAGCAGGCGCAGCGGCTGACTGAGCTGGCCCTGCTCAAGCGCGTGGGCACGATCGACGAGCAGACTGCAGCAGCTGAAGAACAGGCCGTGCGCGCTGCAACCGAGCGCCGTGTGCAAGTGATTCGCGATGGCTACGTGCGCATGTCAGAAGCGCAGGCGGATTGGGGTAGGGGCGTGTCGGCCGCGTGGGCGAACTATCGCGACGGAGCCAGCAATGCGGCGGGTGCGGTGGAAAGCGCGACGACCTCGGCGCTGACCTCATTCGAGGACATGGTGGTCAAAGCCACCAGCAACAGCAAGGTTAGTTTTCGAGACATGGCCAACTCGATCATCGCCGACTTTGCGCGGATCACGGTGCGCAAGGGAATCACCAGCCTGCTGGGTGGCGTGTTCGGCGGCGGCCAAGTCGGAACCGTGCAGCGCGAGGCGATTCCGCTGCAGGGCTGGGATACCGGTGGCTACACCGGGCCGGGCGGCAAGTTTCAGCCGGCCGGTGTCGTGCACAAAGGCGAGGGCGTGCTGAGTCAGCGCGACATCGCGTCGATCGGTGGACCGGCTGCCTTCCTGTCCATGCTGGGCGCCATCCGCAGCGGACGTGGCTACGCGTCGGGTGGTCTGGTTGGCACCGCGGTAATGCCCGCGACAGGACGCAGCGGCGGGCAGATGGCTGTGGAGATCAACAACTATTCAGGCCAAGCAGCGCAGCAGCGCGAGGAGCGCAGCCGTGCGCCGGATGGCAGCGAGCTGCGCAAGCTGATTGTGGATATCGGGGCCGAAAATATTGCCAGCGGTGGGCGCATGGCCGGCGCCATCGAAAGCAGGTTCGACACGAGGACGCGCCGCTGATGGCCGCTTTCCCGCCGTACGCAGGTGTTCTGTACGACACGGTGCGCAGTTCTTTCGATCCGGCTGTGATGCGTACCGAGATGGAGCGCGGCGTGCCTAAGCAACGCGTGCTCAACACGCGTGTGCTGATGAAGCTCGCCATGACGTTGGACTTTGCCACGCCGGTTGACGCAGTCTCTTTCGAGCGCTGGTACTTCGACGACATCCGCCGCATCGGTTGGTTCGAGTTCCGGCACCCGCTGACGGGACTAACCGTACAGGCGCGCTTCGAGGGCGGAAGCATCGGCGAATTGCGCCCAGCTGATGGGGCAGATCGGCCATGGCAGCGCGATGTGCTCGTGGAGTTCTTGCGATGAGCTCCTTCCTCGAGCGCCGCCAGCGCGTGACAGACGATGCCACCACCGGCCCGCTGGAGCTGCTGGAGATGACGGCGCCATCGTTCGGTGCGGTGTTGCGCATCGCCAACGACACGCAGGACTGGGTGAGCAATGGCAATACGTATCTCGGGTATCCGTTCCGCTTCACGCCTCCTACCGATTCGGCCGGACAAACGCCGCGCGCACAGCTGGAAGTGGACAACGTTGGCCGCGGCATCACCGATGACCTGGAGCATGTGCAGCCCAACGAAACGGTGATGTGCCGGGTCCTGATTACGGACCGCGCGCAGCCAGACGTGATTGCGCGGCGGTTCTATCTGCCGCTGACGCAGGTGCGCGCCGCCGGCCCGCTGATCACCGCGCAGATCGGCGTGGATTTCTTCATGCGGCAGCAGGCGGTGAAGCTGCGCGCTAACCCTTACACGCTCCCGGGGATCTTCTGATGCGGGCCAATGAGGTAGAGCGGTTCCTCAACATCCCGTACGACGCCCACGCCTACGACTGTGCCGATCTGGTGGTGCAGGTGCAGCGCGAGCTGTTCGGTCGCCAGGTGCAGATGCCGGCGCGGCGCCCGCGCGGTGCTGCCGGGCAGGTGGCCCTGGGTGAGCTGTCCCAGGCGTACGCCGCGCCAACCGAGACGCCGGTGGACGGCGATCTGGTACTGATGTTCGACAAGGGCCAGAGCCGGCCCGGGCATGTCGGCGTCTTCTTCTACCTGGCCCACGAGGGTTGGGTACTGCACACAACCAGCGCGCTCGGTAGCAGCTGGCTGCACCGCGTCCGCGAGTTGCCGGATTACGGCGCAAGGATCGAGGGGTATTACACATGGGTCTGATGACCACGCCTGCGAGCGATGGCCAGCTGGTGCTGACGCCGCACCCGATCACCCTGGAAGGGCAGCGCCACATTGCGATGGACCTGCAGCCGGGTGAGCGCCTGTGCGACTTCCTGCATCGGCACGTGATCGACCTGGACCAGGGCGACTGGTCGGTGTCGATCGGTGGGTGCGTCGTGCCGCGTCACCTGTGGGCCTACGTCTATCCGAAGGATGGCCAGGTCATTGAGGTGCGCGGCGCAGTTGGTAGGAACGCGCTGTACATCGTGGCAATGGCGGCGCTGATCTACTTCACCGGCGGCGCGGGCGCAACGTGGGCCGCAGGGCTGGGTACTACGGGCGCGGCGGTCGCGTACACGGCAGCCTTTGTGGCTGGCTCGGTCCTGATCAACAAGACCCTCGGGCCAAAGGTTGAAAGCCCAGCCGCCCAGAGCGCGGCGGGTACCGTCTACAGCCTGGGGGCGCCGCGCAACCGCATGCGCCCCTATGAGCCGCTGGGCTTGCTGTTTGGTCGCACGACCATCGCGGCAGACATTGCGAGTAAGCCTTACACCTTTTACGAGGGCGATGATCAGTACCTCGCCATGGTGCTCACGCCTGGTATTGGCGTAGGTCGCGTGGAGGCGTACCGCAACGGCGACACACCGCTCTCCAGCTACGAGGGCGTGAGCGTCTTCCATTCCGGCTACAACGAGATGCCGGAGCAGACCATCCCGCTCTACAGCAACGTGGACACCGTTGACGGTGGTGAGCTGCCGGACACGGCTGACTTCGTGACCCGGACCACCAGCGCCGACACCGTGCGCATCCAGATCAACCTGGAGTACGTGCTCGGCGGTGTGGGCACATCCGGCAAGAAATACAACGTGTCGGAGACCGTGCAGGTGCAATACGCGCCAGCCGGCACAGGGATCTGGACCGCTCTGGCCACGCAGATGTTCACCGGCGACAAGCTGGACGTCAGCAAGCGCGCAACGGTGTCGGCAGATGTGGCCAAGGGCCAATACGACGTGCGCGTGCGCATCCTGGGGCAGGGAAACTACGAGGGCGATAACACCCAGCGCAACGACTTTCAGTGGTCGACGATGGGCAGCGTGCAGGCGGACACCGCGACTTATGCCGGAATTGCGCGCACCGGCATCTTGATGAAGGCCACGGGCCAGCTCAACGGCCAGCCGGATGAGCTGCGTGCCGAGCACATCGCCGCGCCGATTCCGGTATGGCGCAACGGCAGCTGGGTAAATGGGGAGACCAGCAACCCCGGCGCGCACATTCTCAAGTACGTTCGCGGCTATTACGACAAGACCGGCAAGCTCATCGCCGGCATGGGCAAGAGCGATGAGGAGATCGACATCGAGTCGTTGCAGGGCTTCATGGCGCACTGCGAAGCGAACGGCTACACCTACGACTACTGGCTGACCGAAGAGCGCAGCCACGACGAGGTACTGCAGGCGATCGCGCTTGCGGGCATGGGGCAGACCACCTGGGCAGGCGGTCGCTTGTCCGTGGTGTGGGCCGCCGACGAGCAGCCGCTCTCGGGCGTGGTCAACATGGCCGAGATGAAGAAAGGCAGCTTCAGCGTGGACTACACGCTGGCAAGTGCAGCCGACGGCATCGAGTACAGCTACTTCGACAGCACGACAAAGAAGGTCGAAACGCTGCGCGTTCCGGCGCCAGGCGTGGAGACCATGCTCAACCCGGCGCGCCTGACCGGAGAGGGTATTGACCGCGAGGCGCATGCAGCCGAGATGGCGCGGTACCACCTGGCGCAAAGCCTGTTCCAGTACAAGGACATCGGGTTTGCCCAGGACTTGCAGTACCTGTCCTATCGCCGCATGTCGATGCTGTCGATCTCGCACGATCTCACGCAGTGGGGCTTTGGCGGGCGGATCGTTTCGGCCGAGCGCAGCCCGCTGCTGGGCACGGTCACGCTGACGCTGGACGAGCCGGTGCCGCCGCCGGATGCGCGCAGTGCGTTCATCGGTCTGCGCATCCCCGGCGAGGCGGTCTACCGCACGTTCCGCGTGCGCAACTTCGCCGAAGCAACCGACACCATCGAGCTAGTCGAGGAATGGCCGGACGATGCGCCGCTGCCGGGCGAGGGCTATGAGGATGCGATGGCGCAGGGCGGATGGCAGGACAACCCAGCCCACGACACGGTGTGGATCTACGACTTCAAGGCCACGCCGGGTCTGCGTGTGCGCGTTGTGGCGATCGAGCCGGAGAGCGATCTGAAAGGCGCCAGCATCAGCGTGGTGCCGGAATCGACGGAGTTCTGGACCTACGTCAAGACAGGCCAGTACATCCCGCCGGAGAGCGGCTCGTCGTTGGCCACACGCCCGATCGTCAGCAACCTTGCGATCAGCGAAGACCAGGTCACTACCGGCGATGTCACCGCGACGGACCTGGTGGCCACGTTCGACATCAGTGGCCCGTTCGATCACGCGGTGGTGTACGCCTCGGCGTCGGACGGCAATGGCGAGTTGGTGGAAGTGGCGCAGACGCGCACCCGCACGGCGCGGTGGCGCATCCCGCGCGCCGGCACCTACACGATCAACGTGCGTCCGTTCGGTCCGGATGGGCAGATGGGCATCGGCGCCTCCCTGATCTTTACGACCATCGGCGCCGACGCACCTCCAGTCAACTACGACCTGTTCGACGTGGAGGAGGTCGGCGGCGGCATCCGGCGCTACACCTGGGGCTTCTGGACCGACACCATCCAGTCGGCCAACCTGGCCGGCGCGGAGATCCGCTACACCCAGGCACCGGAGCAGGGTGCGCCGATGCCGTCGTGGGATGCCATGACGCCTGTGGGCGATAGCGGATACCACACCGGTGCGTTCGACTCTCCCATCCCGGCCTCGGGCACGTGGGTCTTCGCGATCCGCGCGCGCAACACCAACGGCACGCTGTCGGTGGCGGCGAAGTACGTCACCAAGACGCTGGGCAAGAACCTGGGCGAGCTGCAGGAGGAGATGCAGCAGGCGATCGATCAGACCACCGAGGAAATCCGCCAGGGCTTTCTGGAAGCGGCCCAGCGCGACCGGGAGTTGGCTGACCAGCTTTTCCAGCAGGCTCAAGATTTGGCCAATCTGCAAGCGCTGGTAGAGGCGCCAGAGTGGGTAGATCAGGCATGGCCGGCCGGCTCCATCGTCAAGCGCGCCGGCGGGCTCTATGTGGCAAAGCAGGACGTGCCAGTGGGCACGGCGATCACCGACACGGCGTATTGGTCCTTCATCGGGCAGTACGCAAGCCTGGCCGAGGCGGTGGGCGCCATCGGCGTGGCGATGCAGCAGGTCACCACCGAGGTGCAGCAAGTGGATCAAGAGCTGCAGATCCTTGCGCAGGATGTGAGCGGGGTGCGGTCCAGCCTCGCGGGTAAAGCGGATGCGTCGGCGGTGCAGGCGATGAACACGCGCCTGACGCAGGCCGAGAACAACATCTCGTCCCTGTCGCAGCTGATCAGCACCGTGCAATCCACGCTGTCGGGTAAGGCGGACACCAGTGCGCTACAGGCCTTGCAATCCCAGGTGAGCCAGCAGGGCAACGAGATCAACGCGCAGAGCACAGCCATCACCTCGGTGACGTCGAAGCTCGGTGGTCGCCCGAACATCCTGCCGAATGGCGGGTTTGAGAGCGGCATCTGGACCAATGGTTCTGCGAGCGGCTTTATCGTGTCCGATGGGGCATGGGGACGCATCATGACCCACACTTCGCCGTGGAACATTGGAAGTGGTGGGCAGGCAGTTGCCTCAGCCCGCTTTCCAATCAACGCGGGCGAGACGCTGACCGTTTCTTGGGACAGTGTGCTATACGCCCAGGCGGGGCAAGTCAGCATGGACATTGAGTGGTTCCGCGCGGATGGCACCTACATCAGCAGTTCGACGCGTAGTCCAATCATCAGGGCGACGCACAACTTCATGGATGGGGATGCACGGCGTCAGGAGCGTGCCTTTTCGCGGACGCCGCCGACCGGATGCACGCAGGCCCAGGTGCGGCTCATCTGGGAAAGCATCAGTGGGTGCACCGCACTGGGCTTTCGCCGGGTGAAGGTCGAATATGGCGCTCTTCCCGCGACGCCCTATAGCGCAGACGCAACCGTCGTTGGTCAGGCTTCGGCCACTCAGTCGCTGACCACCCGTGTCACGCGGGCCGAAAATGGCGTTGCCAGCTACGAGGCATCCGCAACCCTCGCGCTGGACGTCAACAACAGGGTCGCCGGCTGGCGCTCGGTTAACAACGGAACGAGTGCAACGCTGGACTTCGCCTTCGACAAGGTGCGCTTCATCGGGGTGGACGCTGGGCAGGGCCGGAGCGAGATCGTCAATGGCAAGATCTACTGCTACGCGCCCAACGGCGTACAGGTGGTGGCTATTGGAGCGGGCGTATGACGACGTTCCTACGGGTCACGGATGAGGCGACCAATGTCGTGCTGCTGCAGGTTACCGATCAGTCTGATTCGGATTTGCTCACGCAGCACATGGGTGCGATCGGGATCGCCAGCGGGGCTAGCGGCTCAGTTGCGGTGCCCATCACCGGCAGCGCCAACCAGCTGTATTACTGGTTTATCGCCGATAGCGGGGCAGGCAATGCGCTGCTGCCGTACATCACTGACGACGGCAACACGATCACCTGGAGCGCGCCGTCTGCCACCTTGACTGCCCGCGCCGGCGGCACGTTGTTCTACGGGAGGTTTTGACGTGGCATTCGTTCGTATCAATGCCGGCCCCAATCGGGTGGTGATCTCGGAGGACTGGAAGAATCTGGCGCTAGCATCAAAGCAAACCATTACACCCAGTGGCAGCGGCGTGCTGAAGACGTGGAGTCTGACCGTGGCCGGGACTAACCCGGCGCTGGCGTTTCTGGGCGAGAGTAACGCTGTGCTCGCCCAGCGCTCTCAGATCGGCAATAGCTTCACGTTTACCGGTTGGACGACAAGCGGCAGCTTCACCGCGTACGTGTTCGATGAACCCAACTTCGGGCGCATGAAGTACTTCTGTGTCCGCAATCCTGCGAACAATCAGGTCGTGTTCGACGCAACACTCAAGTACATGAAGGTGCGCGGGTTGCTGCAGGGAAATGCCAACCAGGGAGGATCGATCACGCTGCCTGCTGGCCGGACCTACGCTGCGCTGGCCGGCTCCACTGGCAACATCATGCTCGCAATCGGTGGCTTGATAGGGGGCGGGCCGCAGTGGCAGGTGCAGGTGCTCTGGCGTAAGGGTGTGGTCAACATCAACGGCAATGTCGCATCCATCTCCGCCATCGACACCGCCCAGGATCTGCGCACCGGTACTGACCGAAATCCTCAGCCACCCCCTGGCAACTACGGCCAAGCCTGGGTGCGCGCTCCCATCCTCGACGTCACTGGATACTGACCATGCTTATCAGCGAAAACCCAACCTTCGGCACGCAGACAAAGATCGTGTCGCCACGCATCGAGATCCGATGGAACCCGGCTACCAACGACGGGCCGGTCGAGTTCCACCTTGAGCAGATGACCACCAAGCCGCATGCCGATGGCTGGACGCAAACGCTGGAGCGGTCCTTCTTGCGCGTGCTCACGGTGCAGATCAGCGACCTGATCGGCCGCAGCTACGACATCACCGCCCCGACGACGCATGAAGTCGACCAGACGACCGGTCAGTCTGTAGAGGTGCCGGGCGAAACAGTCAGCGAGCCTGGCGTGCATCTGCTGCTGGGCATCAAGGTGGCAACGCGTGCGGCCTACGATGCGAATGTCGTAACGCCGGACCCAGATGCCGACCCGCTCGCGCAGCAAATCACGATCATCTGGAACCCGATCAACGATACCGGCACCGTGACGTTCCAGGTCGAGGACCGCGGCGCCGCCCTCGGCGTGCTGGCGGCGCCGATCGCCGAACTGACTGCGCCGATCTACGCAATCCGCTATCCCGGGACTGAGGCGACGCAGGAGCTGGCCGGCTGGAAGCTCCAGGCCCTGATCAAGGCGGTAACGGACGCCGTAATCTCAGCTGGCAGGTCGTTGATAGACAAATAG